AACATATCAGATATATGTCAATGGCAATTTAATTGATACTTTTACACTTTCCACAACAGAAAATAATACCATAAATATCGAATACTAATGGCAGTAACCACAATAAATATCCCTACACAGGTAGAAACGTATGCTGATTTGGCAGCATTTCCAGCTACAGGTGCAAACAATACCATATACATTGCCCTGGATACAAGCATATCATATTACTATGATGGTGCATACCAGCCAATAGGTGGTGCAGGTGGCTCACAAGATCTGCAATCAGTTACTGATTTTGGCAATGATACTACCAATGATATTAATCTAGATAATTCCTCTCTGATATTAGACAATGGTTCTAAGCTCACAAAGGGATGGATTGACAACGGAGCAGATGGTGGTATTGCTAGAGAGTGCGCTGTCAATTATCAGGACCAATGGGAAAACGGTGTGCAATATTTTATTAACCAGGGGGGGTATATTGTATGGGCCAATGCCATTAATAACACTATTCCGGATGCCAATTATGACATCACCATGGGCTATATTGTGGGCAGTGTATTCTATGATTTAAATAATCAGAACAAATACAAGTGCACAGATAACACAGATGGAGCTGCTGTATGGGAATTGATTGACGTGATTCCGGCAACAAAGAACTATGGCCTGTTTTCTCAGACAGCAAACAGCACTACAATCACAGGCACCACATCTGAGGGCACATTGATTGATGGAGGTGTTGGTACATTGAGCGTGCCGGCAAATGGTTTCAAAGTAGGTGATTCATTCCAGGTACAAATGGGTGGAATGATAAGCGCCAAGAACAATGATACTATCAGAATTAGGTTGAAAACAGGCTCTGTTGTGTTAGCTGATTCTACACCGTTGACAATGCCAGGAATTACCAATCAGGTATGGTATCTCAGTGCACATTTTACTGTGCGGTCCATTGGAGCAGCAGGTGTGGCATCAATTGTGACTGTTGCACAGCTGCATGTGTTAAAGGCAGCCAGCGGTACACAGCAGGGCTTTGCCTGGAATACAGTAAACAGCAGCACATTTGATACAACAATCCAAAATACATTGAATATTACAGCTCAATTCAGCAGCAATAGTGGATTGAATAGCATATACAGTGATATATTCATTCTCAATAAGATATATTAATGTTTAATATATTCGATTACCTTAAGACCCAGCTGGCAGGCAAGCAATCACAGCTCGTATCAGGCACCAATATAAAGACCATCAACGGGTCATCTGTATTGGGGTCGGGTAATTTAGTGGTATCAGGTAGCGGTGTGCCGGATGGTGACAAGGGTGACATAACTGTGAGCGGTTCTGGTTCCACATGGACCATTGACAATGGGGCTGTGACAGATGTCAAGGTAACTGATGTGGCTGCTACAAAGGTAACAGAGGACAGCACCCACAGGTTTGTAACTGATGCAGAAAAAACCACCTGGAATGGCAAGCAAGCTGCCCTGGTATCAGGCACAAATATCAAAACAATCAACAGCACATCCTTGTTGGGGAGTGGTGATATAGCCATTAATGGCAATCCATCATTGGGAATTGTGACAGGTACCAATGTTACAGGGGTTACTGCCCTAACTAAAAGTGCCACAATCACAATACCAGCCAATACAATTAGTGCAATTACTGTGTTGGAGATTGAGGCAAGGGCCATAAGAGTGGCAACAGCAACAGGTTCTATAGCATTTAGTGTGTATTTGAATACATCTGATACATTGACAGGTGCAACGTTGTTAGGGGTGTTTCAATCAATTACAGCTACACAGTGGTATTCACAGGCTCGCAGGTCTTTATTTATCAATCCATCAACAAATAACTTACAATGTTTGAATACAGGTGCCACATCTCCGGATGATTTTGTGGCATCAGGTACATTGGGCTCACTGACCTTTGATGAGACCGTGACCAATTACATAATATTTGCCGTTCAGCCATCATCTACAGCCAGCACATCAGCGGTCCAATATGCATTTGCAAAGAGATATGTATAACATCACTAAAATATCAGGCGGGTTTTCATTCAACGAAATGAGCTATAATTTCAACGAGGTTGATGGAGCTAAGTACAGGATACTAAGTGACAGCCAGCTGTGGGTATTTACTAATCAGGGCATCATCCTATTTGACCTAACATGTACCATTGATGAGGTGAGCTATACTGATATTAATCTCTTTGGACAAAATCTGACAAATTAAAACAGATTTGCATAAATACGTATAAGTACGTACATGGCACAGGAGCAAATTTTCAGGCTTTCATTTCAAACATTTATCAGGTCACCATTCACCTACCTATTTTTTGTCTTGCTCATTGGATTAATATACCTGGGCAGGGTATTGATTACATCTAAGGATAGTGAAATAACATCACTTAAAAAGCAGGTAAATGAATGTGACCAGGAGCGCGTACGTGATAAACAGCTACTGCAGGAAATAGTATTCCAGGAACAACTTAATACTCGCTTAAATGGAAAATAAGGCACTAATTATTACGTCAATTGTCGGAGCCATTGCTTTAATCTTTGCACCTGTGCCAAAACAGCAGCAGGCAGATGCACCAAAAGACCAGGTAACCATTCAAGCTGAGCGGTATCTTGAGGATCTCAAGGCACAGAATCAACATGCCGTGGATAGCATTAACCAAAAGGTTGACAGCCTTGAGCATATAAAGCGGAAATATCGCTATATTTACAAGGTAATTAAAGCAGATACCAATGGTAAGGCCGTACACTGATAAGCAGCTCCTGGATAGGGTAGCACAATTGAATACATTTAAAGGCTTGCCTGAGGGAAGGTGGATCCTTGGAGTGCGTTCCAATGAGGATATTCCTAACAAGTTTGATGATAAATTCTATGTGTTTGATAAGGACAAGTTTGTCATGGTCATGTCCGGTACCACCAATCCAGGTGTAACCATATTGAAGCACTACGAATCATTTAATAAGCATGGGGCTGCAATCCTTGACAGCAACAGGTGGTACTATGATGTGTGGCACTATGGCATGCACAGGAACAAGATAGCTGGGCTATTGCAGCGAGGTGCACCTGTGATTGTGCACAGGGATGGTGATAAGGATAATAAATCAGAGGAGATTGGTCCAGGAATACCTGGATGGTATGGTATCAATTTCCATCTGAATTCACATGATATCAATACACAAACAATAAAGCATGATATCAATGCCTGGAGTGCGGGATGCCAGGTACCAAACAATCCTGAAAAATACAGGCAGTTAATGGGATGGTTTAAGAGCCATCAGCGTGTGGTTAGCTATTGCCTACTTAAAGAATTCGAGCCATGAGTAAACCAAAAAAAGATATTGAATTCCACATTGATGGAAAAAAGGTGGATGTAAACGTGATCAGAAAGGATGGTAAAACCACCATAGAGATTGATTCAGAAAAATTGGATGTGTTATTGCAGCGATCAGAGAGCGGTCTGAATGTGACTGTTAATGATGCATCCGGAATATTGGGCAGGCTGTTTAAATTGCTGTTCAAAAGGCGCTAATTTCCTCAATTAGTTTTTTTCTTACTGCTTACCGGGTCCATGTGGCCCGGTTTTTTTGTCTAATGAATGTCTAATTTTGTGGAAAAAAAAGAATAAAATTTTGCAGTTATGTAAATATTGACTATCATTGTGCATGTCTAATTAAAAAAAGCAGTATGACAGAACACACAAAACTATTGATTAAGGCACTATTGACAGGGATAGTGATGAGCATTTTAGTCGGATTAATTGAAACCTATTTATGAATACAGTCCAATTGATTCAAAAGCTACAGGCAGCAGCTGCTGATATGTGGCAGCTAGTGATGAGGCACCAGGATACGCTGGAAAATTTGCAGCAATATTATGAGAGAGCCATCACTGTGGAGGACAGGAAAAGGATTGAGCAAGAGATTGCATCCGCTGAGTCCAATATCAAGGTGACCATCAGGTCCTATGGTTTAATAATGAAAAATATTGAGGAGCTATGTATGCGGTAGAGGTAAAATGTGAGGATTGCAGAGGCAAAGGCTGGGTTGAAATCATTGGAGCCTGCAGCAGGCCGGCATCCACATGTTGTGGTGGATGTGTTAGAGATGTTGAATGTGAAAATTGTTTAGGAAATGGGTACTATTGGGAAGAACAAAAACAAGAGGATTGAGCCAAGACACATGGCCATTCCATTGGTTATGCGTGTAAAGTGGTGGAGGGATCAATCTGTGAGCTTTGATAGGGGCGGATCTTTTAACCTGGATCACTACATGAGAATATGTCAAATTAAAATAGAGCAGTATGGCAAGTTATGAGGAGCATTTCATGGAGGTATGCGATTGGATAGATGAATTGGCTAAAGAGCATAGAGATCATCTGCATGTAGAAAAAATAATAATATCAGAATTGACCCTGAAATTGTGCCATACATTGGTGGCTATGGATGAGGTCCTAAAAGAATTGGAATGAAACATTATGTAATTATATGGATGGCATTGGCTGTGGCCTGTGCATTGATTTGGTGGGGTATGCTGGTATGGATTGGCTGGCCGGTGTTTATTGTGATACCTGCCATTGGTTTTATTGTTCATTATTTTGCCAACAGAGGATGAAGCAGTGGAGAGTAACGTACAAATTTAAGGGCCCAAGTGAGTGGCAGCTGGGATACATGGCCATTTTTGCCTATGACAGCCAGCATGCCAGGGAAAAGTTTCCAATGTGGCCAGGTTTAATTGTTAAAATTGAGGAGATATGATACACAAAATGAATGAATTGGTCAAGCTCATAGAGATGTATGGGCTGAAAACATCTAAGCGCAACAGGGAATTGGTGTACCAGCGTTTCTACATGTACAAAGAATTGAGGAAATGGTTAACATTGGAGCAGGTTGGTAGGTTGTTCGGTAAGGACCATGCAACAGTAATCTATGGAATCAAGATGGCCAGGATGTTTGAGCACATGAATGATACCATATACTTTGAATACATCAAGCACATCCGGGCTGATTACTTAGCCATGCTTGATGGCAAGAGCGTATTTGGATTACGCAAGATTGATTATGTGAATGGCACAGCTATAATGTACGTAAACATTCCAATGGAGCGTGATGTATATGACAGCATTGAGGACGTTGATATTTGTCAATTCAAGGATGTTTTGGAGTGTGTAACGAGTGTGTAATTACACACTACACACACCTATATGCAGTAAAAAAAAATCAATTCATTTTTGAAAAAACTGTTTTTTGCCGTTACACACTGTGTAATTACACACTTTTGGCTCTTAAGCTCAGCAAATACTGATACTTTGAGTGTGTAAATGAGTGTGTAATGGTGTGTAAAAAGTGTGTAAATTTACACACTTAATTAAGGGAAATGTGAATTAATACTAATTTTGTGGATAAAAGCAATGAAAAAAACGTACTTAAGAAAGTTAGCAAGTGAGGGCTATAGCATCATTCCGGTAGAGGAGGATAAGCGGCCCAAAGGTGCCTGGAAAAAATACCAAAAAGAGCATAGGTCACCGGATGATGTGGAGGCATTGGATAGCCCATTATATGGGTTGATATGTGGCTACAATGATGTGGAGTGCATTGATGTGGACCTTAAGGTGATTGTGGGATTAAAGGAGCAAAAGGAATGGTGGGCTGAATTCCTGCAATTCCTGGAGGATAATATTGAGGATTTTATGTCAAAGGTGACCATTGTCAAAACAAAAAACGCTGGATTTCATATCCTGTACAGGTGTTTTGATGTGGCAGGCAATACCAAAATAGCCACATTGAAGGGGCAGAGCGAGGCAATCATTGAGACCAGGGGCATTGGTGGCATGGTGGTGCTGTATGATAATTACCTAAGCAAGCGAAGGTACCATGACATGCAGTACATTACACCTGAGGAGCGCGAAATAATATGGGAAATAAGCCGAACCTATCACTACACAGGAGATATGCCCACAGAGGAGCCAAAAAGTGGGTCATTTCAAATTGAGGGAATCAGTCCATGGGCAGATTATAACAGCCAATACTCAGCATTGGATTTGATATCAAGTGATTTTGACATCACAAGGAGGACGAATTCGGCCTATATCATCCGGAGGCATGGGGCAAAGAGTCCACATTCCGGTTATGTGTATCAGGATAGTGGATGTATGTATCTGTTCAGCACAGGTACCATATATCCAGCAGAGCAATTGCTTTCCCCATTTGCCATATACGCATACAAATACCATAACGGTGATATGACAGCAGCAGGTAAGGACCTGTATGAGCAAGGTTATGGATCCAGGGCAATGCCTAAGGTGGATGTGCCAAAGGTTGTGATGCCCAAGGAGGAGAAAATAACCAGGCAACAATTCCCCATTGAGATATTCCCTGAGAAGGTACAGAGCTATATGCTGCAATCAGCCAATACATTGGGCCTATCAATTGACTACATGGGTAGCTCATTCCTATGGGTGCTGTCTGTGATTATTGGCAATAGCTTAAGAATGCAGGTCAAGCAGGGATGGTATGAGGTGGCATCCATATGGATTGCAGTAGTGGGTAAGCCAGGGATAGGGAAAACACCGTCCATAAATCAGATTATATTTCCATTGAGGGAGATGAATATCAGAGAGCAAAAGGAATATGCCCGAAAATATGCCAAGTATAGGGAGTATGAGGCCATGGATAAAAAGCAAAAGGAGTATGCTGAGTATGTGGAAAAACCTGTGAGCAAACAATTCCTGGTTGGTGACATCACGCTGGAGGCATTAATTGACCTACATGAACAGAATCCCAATAGTGTTGGGGTGTTTAAGGATGAGCTCGCTGGATGGTTCAAGGATATGAACAAATACAGGCAAGGATCTGACCTGGAGTTTTGGCTTTCATCTTGGTCAGGCACCAGCATATCATTGAATAGGAAAACATCAAAGAGTGCATTCGTGGACAAGCCAATGATACCTGTATTGGGTGGTATACAGCCAAGCGTATTTGATGAATTCACCACAGGTGAGAATAAAGAGAATGGCTTTGTGGACAGGATACTGATAAGCTATCCTGAGCTGAGGGTCAATCACTACAATGCCAACAGCATGGATAATGTCATGAGTGAGATGTGGATAGGAATACTGCATCAAATCAAGTACAGGATTGATTCAGCCTATTTTAAGATGACTGAGAAGGGTGATATATTGACTATGGATGTTACATTCAGTGATGATGCCAATCAAGAATGGATACGTATACATGATAAGCTCACGGATATTCAGAATTCAGATGATGAAAATGAGTACATGAAGAGCATGCTGCCGAAGCAAAAGAGCTATATTCCCAGGTTTGCGCTACTGCTCAATACATTGTGGTCCATATTGGAGAAAGGATCTCAGATTGAGCATGTGAGCAAGGAGAATATTCTGAGAGCTGAGCTGCTGAGTGAGTACTTTATCAACATGAGCAAGCTGGTTAAGCAGGATGTAAAGGAGAAAAATGAATTGATGCAGGCAGGCAAGACAGCAGGCAGTGATAAATATGCTATGCTAAAGGCAATGTTCAAAGCCAATCCTGAGCTGAACAAGACAACAGCCAGCGAGGTGTTGGGTGTATCCAGGAAAACGGTGTATAATATGTTAAAACAAATAGAAAATGAACAAGCAAACAAGAGAAAGGCTAAAGCAGCTGGAGCTGCAGGAGCTGCAAACTAAATTCCCCAGCGTGCCATTGCATTGCCTGGCACAGAGTGCATTCAAGGAGACCAATGCTAATGAGCTCACAAAGACTATTATCCGATTTATCCAGCTCAATGGATACCAGGCTGAGCGTATCAATACCATGGGCAGATTTGTAGGCCCTAAAAAGTACACAGATTTTGATGGCAGAGAGCGCACCATTGGCAAGGGGAAGTACATACCTACCACAGGCACCAAGGGGAGTGCTGATATATCTGCTACGATTGCAGGCCGGTCCATCAAGATTGAGGTGAAATATGGCAAGGATAGGCAGTCAGATGCACAGAAAAAATACCAGGAATCAATTGAGCAGGCAGGAGGTACCTACATAATCGCAAGAGATGTGGATGGATTCGTTGAATGGTATGATAATTTCATTGCAGAAATGAAATAGTTTTATTACATTTGTAAACAAATAAGCAGTAATATGAAGAAAGAACAAGTACAGGCATCACTGTATCGCAAGGTATGGGATGCCAAGAGGCAAATTGGTAAGGTGTACAGGAATGCTCAGAGCCATCATTCTAAGTATGCCGATTTAAACAACATCCTGGATACAGTGGAGCCAATCCTGTTTGACTATGGGTTGATATTGATGCAGCCAATCAGAGAGAACAAGGTGGTCACCCAGCTGATTGATGTGGACAGCGGTGATTTAGTGGAGTCATGTATTGACCTGCCAAACATCACTGACCCACAGAAATTGGGTAGTGCCATTAGTTATTTCCGCAGGTACACATTGAGCAGCCTGCTTTCGATTTCCACCACAGATGATGATGATGCACAGAGTGCAACAAAGGCCATGCAAAAGAAGCCAGCAGCATCTGATGAGCTGGTTAAGAGATTTGTTCAGTCATTGGCAGATGGTACAGCGAAATGGACCATTGAAAAGTTTAAAGTGAACTATGAATTGAATGAGGCACAAATCAAATTAATTGAAGCGGTATGAAGATTAGAGCCCACCAAATGGGTGATATTATGACATCACCCAGGAACAAATCAGAGGAGCTGAGCGAGACAGCCAAGGCGGTAATCAGGTCAAATGTCAAGCAGGAGATATTTGAATATAAAAATCAAATCAATTCAAAGTACATTGAGAAGGGTATCACCCATGAGCAGGATAGCATATACCTACTTAATCAAGTTAGGCTCACAGATTATGTCAAACACTATGGCAGGATTGACTATGTACAGCTATCCGGTGAATGTGATATCCTAACTGAGGACACAGTGATTGATTTGAAAACATCCTGGTCACTGATTACATGGCCTGGAACACCAGCTGAGGCACACAACAAAGCATATGAGTGGCAGCTAAGGGCATACATGTACCTATACGGAAGGCCAAAGGCTGAGTTGATATTCTGCATGGTGAGCACAGACCCTGAGCTTTGCAAGTATGAGCCTGAGGATATTCACCAGGTGGACCATATTGACCCATACATGCGTATCACTGTTGTGAGGTATGAGCGTGATTTTGAGCTGGAGCAACAGATGCATCAAAGATTGGATGCAGCACATGCATATGCGGATAGCTACAGACTTGAATTGTTGAATTCTAAGATGTTGAATCTATGAGGTACCAAAAGGAATGGATTGATACTGTCAAGCAGCGATATTCTACCGACACAGCTAAGGAGATAGCCAATTCAATTGGCATCTCTGAGGTTGTGGTGTACAGGATAGCTAACATGTATGGAATTCGAAAGCCTAAGGAATGGATTGAGAATCCAAAAAGTGGAGGTTTCAAGAAAGGTAGACGCAATAGCCCAGCTACAGAATTCAAAAAAGGAGGTGTGCCACATAACAAAGGAAAGAAAGTAACACCTGAGGCATATGCCAAAATGAGTGGTACATTTTTCAAGCCTGGAGGCAAGCCATTCAATCAGAAACCAATGTATTCCATCAGCATCCGGGCGGATAAAACAGGGATTCCTTACCGATTCATCAAGATTCGGGCTGATTATTGGGAGCTGTTGCATAGGCATGTATGGATGGAGGCCAATGGACCCATCCCCAAGAACATGGTGATAGCATTTAAGGATGGCAACAGCATGAATTGTGACCTGTCAAACCTTGAGATGATTACCAGGCAGAGCAATATGCTAAGGAATTCAAGCAATAATATCCCCGATGAGCTGAGGGAAGTGGTAAAATACAAGAATAAATTAATCAAAAAAATACAAGAACATGGCAAAAAACAAAATCAGTGATCTAAGGGATCACCTATTTAGCGCACTAGAGCGCATTGATGATGACCAATTGAGCTCTGAGGAGCTTGAAATTGAGATTAAAAAAGCCCAAGCGGTGGCCAATCTGTCAAGCATGGTGATACAATCAGCTAAAATTGAGATTGATTTTATCAAGGTGACAGGCAGATTAGACTCAAACACAGAATTATTCAAGAGCATTGATACACCAAAACAAATAGAGCTAATGATACGGCGACCACCGTAGCCTTTCTGAGCGCATTTCTATATTCATCCAAGGGTAAGGCTACCTATTACGGAGAACATTGGACAGGGAGGCTCACAGCAAGCGGTGAGAGATTTCACGCAGATAGTCTGACATGCGCACATAAGACATTGCCGTTTGGCACATTGCTATGTGTCCAGGATACAAAGTCTGATAAGGAGATTGTGGTGAAGGTCAATGACAGGCTGCCCAAGTCCAGCGGTGTATTGATAGACTTAACCTATGGAGCAGCCAAGCAGATGAACATGATACGCAAGGGAGTGCTACAGGTGACCATTACAGAGGTGGGTAAGGGTAAAATCTATAAGCGATGATTACAGTCAACAGTATAAGTGGAGGTAAAACATCTGCATATATAGCAGCAAATTATCCTGCAGATTATGATGTTTTTGCATTGGTTCGAACAGATGATAAAAACTGTATGTTTCGAGATGCTAAAATCAGACAAATAGTGAGTGATAAAATAGGTAAGGAATTTATTGGCACCTTGGAAATGGACGAAATAATATATACCATTTTAGACCTTGAGCAATTTATAGGGCGTTCTATTACATGGGTATCTGGTATTACATTTGACGAGGTATTAAATGGTAAATATGGCAGAGTATTACCATCAAAAATGCGCAGATACTGCACTACTGAGATGAAAATGCAGCCTATGTTTGATTGGTGGAGAAATACTATAAATGAGCCAATAGAAATGCGCATAGGTTTTAGAGCTAATGAAATTAAAAGAGCCAATTCAGTTATTGAAAAAACCAATAAAAATGGATGTAGTGAATTTAAAACTATTATAGGTACCTCAAAAAATGGCAGAAATAAATGGGCTAATATAGAATGGCAAAAGCCTGTTTTCCCATTGATTCAAGATTCTATTTTTAAAGATAATATAGAGCAATTTTGGATTGACAAGCCTGTCAAATTTGCATACATGAATAACTGTGTTGGATGTTTCCATAGAGACCCAATTTTATTGAAGCATATGAGCATAAAATGCCCCAACAAATTTGATTGGTTTGTCGAAAAAGAAAAAAATAGAAGGTATAAATATGATACCTGGAGGGATTCAGGACATACAACATATGAAAAAATCAAAAACCATAGATTGCAGTTAGATTTGTTCGACGAAGATTTTAACGACTGCGACAGTGGTTATTGTGGACTATAAATCAAATAAACAAATAAACAATGGAAAACAAAAACAACAGCGGAGCACTATTCCGCAATGACAAGAAGATTGCAGGGAGCAATCAGCCTGACTACACAGGCAACATCACTATTGATGGAGAGCGCAAGCGATTGGCAGCCTGGATAAAGGAATCACAGGCCGGAAACAAGTTTATGAGCATTCAAATATCAGACTTCAATGAGCAGCAAAATACTCAAGCAGCACCAAGCCAAGCCGAGGCAGATGATGATCTCCCTTTCTAAGGATTACCAATTGACTGATTGGGTCCGTGACCAGCTCATTGCCATGATTACGCCCAGGTACAAGATTGGATTTATGGCCTTGGATATGGATGTGACCTATCACCAGCTGTGGAGATTCATGCGCGGTGAGCATATGCATGAAACATTTATCAACAAGGCATTTAAATTCTTGCTAAATTCGAAGGGTGAAATTCTGGAGAGCTGAGGCATATAGATTGGCC